GCAGCGTAAACCTGCGTGTACTTGTGTCCACCGCCAATGGTGTAGTCAGCAGGGTCAACCGAAAAAGCCACGATGCCGTATCCACCTGCGGCGTCGAACCCGGTCGGCGTCGGCGGCGGGCTCATGTCGATAACGAGCGCGTCCGACAGCGACTGGATAAGCGTGTATGTTTCAGCCGACAGCACGCCCTTCGGGTTGACGGTACGTGCCATAAAGGTCGCAACGCCAGCACCAGCCGGTGAGTGAAGCTCGGTGCCGTTCGCCAGCACGTACTTGCCATTTTCCACAACGTCGGTGCCAGCGGCCCAAGTCGGGTTCTGTACCTCACCCAGCATGTACCGTACTTGAATACCGACCACGTTAGGCGGCACAACATCGCCGTCGAAGGACCACACGTAGCGACGGCCGCCAGCGGGCAGGTTCACCACATCGAAAAAGTCCATCAACGGCGGTGGCTGATTCGGCACATACTCAACAACAGCGCTCGCCTCGCTAATCGGGCCGAGGCCGCGAGCACCGTAGAACGGCCGAACGCGGAAAATAAATTCGTGGGCGTTCAGCGTCGTAAGGTCGTAGGGCCCGATGTCCCATTTGAACCCGTTGGTTTCGCCGAGGTACTCCTCGTTGCCGGTGCTCGTAATCTGCCACACCCGGTAGTTATCGGGCTGGTACGTCCAGCCTTGCGCGGGTCGCCAGCTTGCGCGAATCGTGCCCATAGGTACGCCGTTTGTGTAAACGACGATGACCTCGACCTTAAGGTCCTTTACCGAGGGGGCACCCATGCCGCCACCCTGCGGCACGTAGTTAAGATTCTCCAGGCCGGTGTACTCGGCGGTGAATACAGCGGGCGCGTACTCTTCGAGGCTAATGGTCGCGCCGAGTTCACTGGTAGGCCGAATTTGGTCCACCACATACTCGCCGAGTACTTGGCTCTTGGGGCCAAGTACCAGCAAATTATCGGCGATAATTTGGCTGGTGTCGCCTATCACATCGACGTAGTCATACTCACCGTCGTTGCCGACCGCGACCACATCCAGCACCGGGCTGATATAGCCGGTCGAAAGGCGCACCCGCACCCCGTAGGCCGAGGGGTCCGTAATCGTATCGGTGTTCGGCGGCGCGTCCACGTACAACCGCTGGCCGTCAACATCTACGATTCGGCTGGCATCACCACCCACCTCGATAACATCATGCGCGACCAACACTAGGTCACCACGCAGGCATACGATGTTCTCGATATCAACGTCGATGGAAAAGCGCTCTTGTCGCAGCTTGCCTTGGGCCAGCATGTACCGACCCCAGCGCAACGCCTGTTCAGCCCGGGTGATGCCGAACGATTGCAAGTCCTCGAATACCGTCGCATTGTTTGCGTTGCGGCCGGTGTTATAGACGATGGTTTCAGCGGCTTCCCAGTTGTTCAGCGGATCGATCCACTTAACCCGCAAGGCGTGTGGTTCGTCAATGTAGGTGCGCGTGCTGCGCAAGTTGCTGCTGTTGCGGGGCGTGAACATTTGCACGGGTTGACGCCCAGCTTCGTCCATCAAAATGCTGTACTTGTTGTCCCGCATGGTGGGCGCTGCGCGGCCGCAAGCGGCGACGTTTTGCAGCAGTTCCCACAGCGTAAACTGCCGGTCCACCACAATGTCGCAAGTGCCCATTACTTCGCGGAAAGGCGCGTCCACTTGGTCGCAGCGTCGCGCCCATGCGCGAATAGCATCCATGTCGATGCGCGAGTCGGGCAATGGCCGATTGTTGGCCGTACCCTGCAAAATGTCCAGGTACACCCACGCTGGATTACGTGTGTAGCCCACATTCCAACCAACGCCGTCGTCCCACTTACGCAGCGACGAAGTGGCGATCGCGCTGAATTGTTCGATGTTGCCGCTAAGCTGGCCGGTCGCCTTGATCTTAAGTTCGACCACTGACAGCATGACTTCGGGCGAAATCGGCGGCACGTTTTTGAACGACTTGATGGCCGTGACGTACCGCCGCCACGTATGCTTCATGTCGGTGTCGGGCCAGTCGGTGTCAACCTTCGTAACGCGAATTTCGTACTGGCCCGGTGCGGCAAATGCAAACTCGGCGCTAAGCGTGAACTGCTGCTGCGTCTTTTCGTATAGATGGACTGTGGATGTACCGATGCCACCCGCAGTCGTACTTGCCGAATAGGAAAACTGCGCATTGCCGTTTTCGGGCGAGATGGGCAAGTTCGCCGGGAACGGTGCCGTAAAGTTCAAACGAACTGCCCGGGAATGCTGCCCTGCTACTCGTCGGAACAAACCGCCGAACGCACCCTCGGCGTAGGCTTCCGACAGCAGTTCGACACTGGCGACCGTCATCGAAAAGCCTGGAAAGTTTACGACCGAGCCTGCGCCGACCGTAACGTTTCCTACGTCGTCACTTGACACCCAGCCTTCAATCGACTGTGTTCCAGCAGGCCAGCCGGGCGTGCCAACGTATTGCTGCTCATAGCTGGCGTTTTCACCGCTACCAGTCCACACCCAGCGGTATTGGCCTTCGCCGGTGGTGTCGATGCCAGGAGCCGTACCGTTGTTGACAGTAAGAAGGTTTTGGGACGAGCCTTGGCCGCGCGAGTTGCTACGCAGCGCGAGTGGAATAAAGCCACCAGCCGAACCAGCGGGCCGGTAGCTAAAGCTGATGTCGGAAGTTGTGTTGTGCCAGTTGCCCTCGTCGTCGATGTGGAGCAACCCTTGCGGAAAAGTAATGTCGATCACAGCCCGCTCGGTGTCAGCCTGTGTCGTTACCGTAACCGGCGCACCGTACTTAAGCTCAAACTGCACCGAGTCCTGCCATACGTCGCTGCGGTACAGTTGCAACTCCGCAGCGCTGGTCAGGTTATGCACCCGAATGTCATAGTCGGTGTAGTTCGTCAGCGGGTTTTGGCCGATGCGAAAATCGTCCAGCGCCAGCGGCCCATAGCCGAACGTGTACAGAGCGTACAGGTAGGTGTCATTGCCGATGTTCACCGTGTACGGCATGGCCGCAACGTCGGCCACGTAGCGGTGCCGGCCATAGATGCGGGGCAGGCGCGCGAACCGGCGCGGTTGGTTGCTTTGGCCGGTAAAGGAATACGTCGGCGAAACATCGCCGCCCTGCGCCGGGTTCGTGCGCGGCGGCGGAAACACCGCGTGAATCAACAACGTGCCGACCATCATAATGCCGGCCTGCACGATGCCCGCGCTTACTCCAGCAAGTAGGCCACCCGCGCCAGTAAGAACACCCGCCGCCCACGGTGCGAATACCGACAGGGCAATGACAGCGATAAGCGACAAAATTCGCTTGCCCCCGCCACCGCCGCGCAGCACAGTGGCGAATTCAACCCGACTGTCGGTTTTCAGCAGGCGGCGCTCGGCCCAATACTCGCGGGGTACGGTATGGCCGTCGATAAGAACGGCGATGCTGCCGGGGCGAATGCGGCTATCGACCCGTGAAAGTTTGTCCACCACCTCGGTGATGGTCATGCCATAGTCGATGTCCTCGACGATGCGTTGCTCGCGGTTGGACAACAGGTGCGGGCGGACTACTACTTGCATCTGTAAATTCCTTCGATTCGTCTGATCCACTGCGTAGCCGTGTACCGCTCGATTGCGGTGTCACAGCCTTTTCTTGCGTGCAGCATGATACCGGGCGAAATCACATACCCGCAGTGCCAAGGCACACCCCCTATGCAAAACACGATGCCATCCCCTTCGCGCTCGTCGCCAAAGGGCACAGGCGACGTATGGCTGGGCCGGTGCAAGGCAAGGGCAGCGCCGCACGTCTCGGCGCTGTCGGCGCTATCGTACACCTCGGTATAGCTCGGCAGTGAAATGCCGTGGTACTCGGCCAGCAGCCAGCGGTAAAGGCCGTAGCAATCCCAGCCGCGCAGATCGCGACCTTTGTCCAAGTACGGCACTCGCAGGTACTTAGAATAGTCCCTGGAAAGTACGAGGTTCATACAGGTGCGCTGGATAGGCTTGGTTTAGCGGGTCTTCGCTTACGAGGCGACCCGTTATTTTGGAAACGTCCCAGTTCGCTTCGCGCAGTACGAGATCGGTAAACTCCATCTCGATAACGTCAGGCTGCGACGCGAGCACCACTTGCAGCGTTACCTGCAAGGGCTGAGTAATCGAACGCAACAGGCCGACCAGCCGCATATCCACGTTGTCGAGCGACACTTGGCAGCCCTGCGGCGAGCGATTGCTGATTTCGGGTAGTTGAATCTCGAAGTATGTGCCGGTAAACACCTGCCCATTGCTGACGACGTTTTCGGTGTTCAACGCAGCCCGGTAAGTTTCGTTGGTCGGTATGTGCGAAAAGGTGACGAGTAGCAAAAACGTTTCATCACTGTGCTGCGTGAATACCGCATGCAACGCACGGTCGCTTAGGGTGCGGGGCATTTAAAAGTACTCCACCTTGCAGGTTACGTTCACGCCGAGGTTTCCCTCGTTACTGGCCGATGGCGGCTCGGGCATACGCATTTCAACCATCTGCTGCCGCCACGGATGCAAAAAGTTTACGCCCACGGTGCCGTCCAACATCTCGTTTGCGTAAAACGCATCGAGTATGTTGTACTGCTCGATTGTCAGCATAAACGTCATGTTGGCCGTTTTCTTGGCCTTCGTAAACCGGCGGCGCGTTTTGCTGGGCCCGGTGTCGGGCTCGGTTGTAATGGTGTTCTTCGCCTTCGTTTCGTTGAAACTTGCCGGTGCCTGCGGCAAGGTTATGGGCCAGTTGACTGCGGCCATGGTTAGCTACCCCTTCGAGAAAGTGCAAACGATTTGTTCAACACGTTGTCGAACCGGCCACTACCGAGCCCAGCTTCCACTGCTTGGTCGATAATGATGTTGATCTGTCGTTCGCCGTTGCTATTCGTGGTTTCTTCCTGGCGGGTTTTCGTGTTCGGCGCGTTGTTGAAAATGTTGACGGTTACGGGCGTCGCGCCCACACCCAGCTTGCCATCCGTGCCGCGCTTAAGCGGCATGATCGCTTCGGTGCCAGCCTCGCCAGCCACACCGCGCTGCCCGCCGTTGTACGAGAAAGGCGTTGGTTGGTCCACAATACCCCCAGCGCCGAACTTGCGCACACCATATTCGTAGGCAGAGCCATTGGCCGATCCAAAAATGCTACCCCAATCGAAGTCCTTAAGAAACTTCGTACCCATTTCCATTAGGGGCTCAAGCTGTTTTTGCAGTTGCAATCTAGCAAAATCACGCAGCAATGATTCAACCAAATCGAGGGCTATGTCCTTAGCCGATTTGCTAAAGTCGAGCAAATCGGTTTCCATGCGGTCGAAGGCACTTGAAAAACTCTTAGCCATTTGGTCGCCGATGGACAACAGAGGTTCCTTTTCGCCTAGCAGGTCCTTCGCTATTTTTAGTCCAGCAGTGTGCATGCGTTCTTGTATGGCGTCGGCAATCATTTGCGCGTCACTGTCCGAAGTGGCTGGGTCCCACATCAGCTTTTTCATCTGCTCGACCTCGAACTCGATGCCGCTAAACGGATTTTCCTTTTCCGCTCTTTTACCCATGCTTTGCCGAATACGCTCAATCGCATCGAGGTGCTTTTTGTTCAGGCTCTCGACATCCTTGTTAAATTGCTCCAACCTTTCTGCGCTATCTGCTGCGTCTTGCTTACGCTTGTCGAGTTCCTTCAACATGGCGTCGTTCGCTGCTACGCGTTGCCGGGCCCACTCTTTAAATTCATCTTTGGCCTTTTGCGACATACCGGCAGGCAATGCCTTTTCGATGTCCAGCAGTTTTTCTTCCAACGCCGACCGGGCCTTCGTTTCACCATCCATCAAGGCGGTTAGCCGCACGGTTTCGCCTTCGATGTCCGCTCGAATTTTAGCTATTACTTCCTCGGCTGTCGTTTTCTTGGGCCCCTTGGGTTTTTTCTCTTCAGTTGTACCCGTTTTCACAGAGCCGGTAACGTACTGGCTTACATCAGTTTTCGCTGCGGCTTCTTCGGCCTCCGACAGCCGGCTGATAATGGTTGCAACCGCGCTTGCTTCCCCCTTAAGCCGTTCAATATTCTCGCGCATGCGAGTCGCATTAAGCGACTTTTCCCATTGGTCCCAGGCCCCGGCCCCGGCTTGGTTGGCCTTTTTGGTAACTTCGTACAACTGTTCCGCCCGCTTGATTTGCTGATCAATTAGTGCGGCCCGCTGCACATTTTCACGCATGTAGCGTTTCTCGAACGAAAGTTCTTCCTCCTTCGGCGTGAGCTCTTTTCCAAGCCGCTTGGCAACTTCCTCGTTGATCAAGGCGTAATCGCGCAACCTCACTGCTGCCTCGCGCATCGCCGCAGTAAGGCCCTTAATGATCTTCGTAAAAATGCCTTCGGATTTGTCACCCAACTGTTGCAGGGCATTCGTAAGGTCAACAAAAGCAGTCTTGCTGCCCGCTACTGCTTGGTCGAATGTCTTTGGCAGTTTGTCAGCCTGTTCGATAAGGCGTTGCAGCATATTCTTGCCGTCGGCCCCTAGCTTAAGCATCGCCTCCCGCAGCGTTTCGGCGTTGAGCTTACCGTCCTTCGACATTTCACGCAGCCCGCCCATGGTGGTGCCAAGCGACTTGGCAAATTCCTGCATAAGAACCGAGTTATTTTCCATCAGGCTTCGGAATTCGTCGCCACCCAGCTTGCCCGACGCCAGCGCTTGTGAAAACTGCAACATGGCGGCGTTGGCTTCCTGCGTACCAGCACCCGATAGGCGCAGCGACGCTGCCACGCCCTCGGTAATCAGTGCCACGCCCTTTTGCGACAGGGCTAGATTGTCACTGTTTCGCTGCACCCGCTCATACAGCTTCGCCACGCCGTCCAACTCGCGGCCTTGCCGAATCGAAATGTCGATGACAGTTTGGAATGCCTTGGTGGCTTCTTCGGTACTGCCGGTAACGAGCTTCATGCGCTCTTCGAGCAATTTCGCCTTATCGCTAACCTCCTGCAGTGCGCTCGCCATACCCATAAGCGAGCCACCAATCATGTCGAAAATTTGGTAGCCGATAAAACCCTTGAACATGCCTACCATCTGCTGCAAGGCACCGCCGGCTTTTCCGGCCTTTTCTTCAATGCCTTTGGTGCTTTCCGCAAGGGCCTTGAGGTGTTCGTTCGCGTTGGCACTCGCCTTGACGTCGATTTCGATGACCTTGGTAACGGCAACTTGTTCGGCCATGGTTTACTCCCCCGTTCGGGTAAGCCCCTTACGGGCAAACATCACACCCATGGCCGGTACTCGCGGGTCGGCCAACTTGCTCCAGCCGATGGCCGGCGCGTATTCGAGCCAGCCATCGGTAAAATGCAGACCCTTGAACTTTGGCACCCGCTGCAACAGGCGTTTGACTATTTGGCCCACGTTTTCGACCCGGCCCGGCGGGGTAGAGCCCGACAGCAGGCTGCGCAGCGCACCGGCAGGATCGGCCATGCCGCGCGCCTTCTTTTTGAGTGTGCTTAGCTTGTACGGTTTGAACCTCGGGTAGAACGGATCGGCCTTGCCGGTCGTTTTGTCCCTCGGTGGCAAAAAGCGAACGCCGGCCCCCCGTTTGCTGACTGCCCGGTAGTACTGCATTTTGTTGGACGACCCGACTGGCCTCCAAAACGACTTACGGCCATAGGGCACCAACGGGCCAACCACGCGCACGACTGACTCTTGGGTGAGTATGCCAGTATAAGCGATGCGGCCCAGCGCCTCGGGCATTTTGCCGAGGTTCACGCCGTTAAGGTACAAGTAGAAATTTTGCCGCGCTACGATGTTGTTCTGCGGCGGGCTTTGCAGGCGCGTTACCCGTTGCAGCAACTCGTAAATTTCCCGCACCGCTTCCAGCAACACTTTGGTGTCCTGGAATCGCATGACAACCTTGCGCTGCGCCCGCTCGATGCCGCGCTTTGTCACCGACATATTGTCCACCAAAATCTGGCTGGGCTTGTTGCCGATGGCAAGCTGGGCATCGAGCTCCATATAGGAGACGCCACGAATCGCTGCCAAAATGTCCTTCGGCAGCACCGTCAGTATGTACTTTTCGATGCTACCGCTTATTGTTCCACCCGGCCCGGTGTATTGGCGGTCGTTTTTTCGGACCTCTTCTGCGATGATTCGGTCGTCTTCCATTGATTTACCCTCGCAATCGCTACCAATAAAACTTCCCACAGGTAGTTAAATTGCTCGGTATCCGTTATGCCGTGCCACTCACACCACATGCGATAATCCGGCCACCGAATTAAACCGTCGTACTCAAGGTCCCTGTGGGCAATTAGTAGCAACCTCAAGTAATCCGGCATCTCTGGTTTGTTTTCAAGGGCCGGTACGTGCCGACCCTTTTCGTACATCTCCCTCAAAAAGGGTGATGCTTGGCCCCACTTATGGGACCATATCAGGAGTTTCCCAGTTGCTCGCCCTCCTGCTTGGCCTGCGCCTTGCGGAAGTTTTCGTGGTTGGCGGCTTCCATGCGAATGGCCCGCCACAGCACGGGCAGGTCCGTCATCAGCTTGAGGAAGTTTTCCTTCGTGAATTCGAGCGGTTCACCGTTACGGTCGGTGACGTTCTTCCAGCCGATGACGACAGCTTCGGCGTACACCTCGCGCAAAATGCGGCTCGACTGCTCCTCGGTCAGCGCCGCCAGTTGCACGCGGCTCGTCATGTTGCGCGTTTTTTCCTCGTACACCCGGTCGAAGTCCGTGTTCGTGCCGCCTGCTCGCTTGCAGTAGAACACGGCGTCGCCGAATTGCAAACCGATGCCCTTCTTTTCGAGGTTTTCATCGGTTTCGTACAGCTCATACAGGTTGGTTGCCATTGTGCGCTCCTTTTATTTGGAATGGCAGTGGTAAACGCCGCTGTTACGCGGTAAGGATGCGAGTGCACATCACGCTGTAGCCGTGCTGGGGGCTGTAGTGGCCGCGCAGCGAAACGGGCAGCATGACGTCCTGGTTGGTGCCGGGGGTCGTTACCGGGGCGGTAACGAACTTGGCCCGGGGGTAGAAAAAGCGGTACACGTTGCCGCTGCCATCGGTAAGGGCGATGGTCATTTGCAGCTCCGTTTGCTCGCGCAGGGCTTCGATGTGTTCGTTGCTCGTGAAGTACGTCGTGCCGTCGATGGTGGGAATGAACCGGCCCAGCGCCTTTTCACGGTCGGCGCGATTGCCGATGCAGGGCACGCCGCGCACGTTGCTGTTGAAAGTGAGTGTCAGCGAGTTAAAGCACTGCGTTTCGGTAACGCCCGACATTTCCACCTCGGTAACGTTCGGTGCCGTGAACGGCTTGTACGTGCCCGGGTCGGGGTAGGTAGCGCCCGCAATCGGCGCGAGCCCGGTGGACATTTCGCTGCCCAGCAGGGCCACGGTGCCCGAAAGGATGTCGTTGGGCGTTACGCGCAGCGACATGCTGCCTACCGCCTCCTTGAAAAAGCGGTGGTAGCTGGCGGCGTCCGGCGTGGCGAACATCTTTTCCACGTCGAACATATGCACCAGCTTGCCCGGAATCAACTCGTCGGGGCCGACGGCGCGCGGCGCGGCGAACACCCCGGGGCTCGTTTCGTTGCTGACCATGCCGACGCCCCACGTATTGCGGAACACGGCTTCGAGCATCGCATGGAACCACTCGCTGCGCACCAGCGGAAACTCGACGCTACCACTGCTGCCTTCGCCGACGAGAATGCTGTCCCGAAGCTGACCGCTCGGGTCGAGTTCGGGCGATTCCACGACCGTCGGCGCATAGGCCAGCGATTCGCTGCTGATTCGAGCAACCAGCATCGCCGGGTTTGCGGGCAGTGCCAGCGAGGCATTCAGCCGACCGAAAGCGATTCGGGTGAGGTCTGCAGGGGTGGTGGGCATGTAACTCTCCTGTTAAAAATCGCGGGCAGGGGACCGGTTGAACACCTTACGCAACGCCCCTAACGCTGTCGTAGGTGTAGGTGCAGGAAACCGAGCACAGCAGCCAGTTGCCGTTCTCGAACGGATCGGGATCGGGTGCCCCGATAAGTGGGAACTGCAATGTTCCCGTAATGCCGTTGTCCTCGGTCAGTTCGACCTTTTTAAAGGTGTTCCGCATGTAGTCCGAAAAGTGCTGTGCGGCCACCAGCGCTTCGCGCGGGCCCCGACCCGCTTTGACCATAAACACGATGACCACGACACCCGCCTCGCGGTACAGCGCCGGATCACCGATGGTAAGACGATCCATGGTGGGGTTCGTCGTTTCCATCGTGTACCAAATGTTGGGCAGGCCCTTTTGCTCCAACATTTCGCCTTGGGTCGCGTAAAACGGCGCGCCCTCGAAACCCGGATCGACCCGGGCACGAAACCAGTCATACACCACTGGATTCATCGCTACCCCTTAACCAAAATGCGGTAGCCGAACACCACGCCCCGCAGTTCGACCTTTGTTGTCGAAAGGAACACATGGTCTTCGTCGTCCCACCGGGCGCGCATGAACTTGGTCGGGTCAACGTCGGCTGGTATGTCGTCGGCGTCGAGCATCACCATGTAGCGCTCCTGGTCGTAGCTTTGCTCGGTGCGGTCGAACAGGCCCAGAATTTTCGGGCGCTTGCAAAACGCCTTGATCGGGCCGACGATCAGCGAATCGTCCACGTTGTGCAGCGTGATCTCGCGACCATACTGCGCAATCGTGTCTTTCCACACCGCCTTGGCGCTAGAAAGCACTTGCGGGCTGATGGGTGGTACAACTGTCATTTGAGCACCGGCTTGTTGACTACTCGATACTTGTTCAGCACGAAGGCCCACGGCTCCAGCAGGCCCATCGCGCCGCCCGCAACCGCTTCGCCGCCAGTGTCGAAGCTCATGCTCATGGCGTCGAACATGGTAAGCGACTTAAGCGCATTGCTGCTCGCCGTGCTGATCGTACCGCCGTTGTTGAAAATCGCCGAGGCGATGTTCAACGCGGGGGCGGTAAGGTCCGCCGGCACCGGGTCGAACCCGGCGCGAAAGCGAAAAGTCAGATAGTCGGTGCTGGGCAGGCCGTTAAAAAAGTCCACCCGACCGGGCCCCGGCACCAGCTTGTAGTCCATCGGCGAAATCAACGCATCGGCACCGTTACGCACATCCACCAATTCGAGCACCGGCCAGTACGGCAGGTGAACGAAGTTTCGGCGGCTGCTGCCGTAGGACCAAAAAGGCACTTGCTCCGGCGTGTACACGTATTCATGTACCCGCGCCGTGTCGGACACATCGAACCCGATGTACGCATCCAGCAAGGCTTGCGCCTGCGACAGCGACGAAGTGAGTACAACGTCCTGTGTGGCGTCGGCGATGCCCAAGGCGTCCTTGAGCTGTTGCAGGGTAACGATCATTGAATGCCCCCGATCAACGTCCATTCGGCGGTGCTATGAATGTCGCCCGGCTCGGGCACCGTCGTTGTGCGCTTCACGCAGCACTGCCACAGCCGGTTGTTGATGCGCAAAAAGTCCGTTTCGCGGTAGGTGCGGCCGGTTTCATGGCCGCTGTAGGCCCGGGTAGGCACGGCGTCCTTGCCGTCGCGGCCGCACTTTACGGCCAGTTGCCAGCCGGTAATGTCCTTGCCGGGTGCGCCGGTCGGCTTCGCCTTTGCGATCCACATGCTGCCGTCGTGGGTAACGATGTTGCCGGCGAAGTAGTCCTCGTCCTTGCTGTAAACACCCCGGTACTCGATGCCCACGCCGAGCGGCACCGTGCGGGTAACTTCCTTGTCGCCGACGTTGAACGTAAACATCACAGTGTGATCATCGCCCATAGCAACGTCGAAACCCATCTCGGGCAGTTCGGGCTTGGCTTCGGCGAGGCGTTCGCCGATCCAGGCCATAAGCTCCATGCGAATGGGCGTCGGGTCGAACGGTGGCGGAATCGCCTTTTCGAGTTGCTGCACATGCGCCGAAACGCCGGCCAAGTCACCGTGCATCGAAGCGACGTTGTGTACCACCGTATCCACCGTTACCGACAGGTCGGCATGTCGGGCATTGATTTCGTCGCGCACAATGCCTACAGCGGCGTCCACCTCGCTTCGCGTCATGGCCTTGCCGACGGCGCTCAACACCTCGTCGCGGGTGGGCAAACCGTCGATACGGGCACCGAAGTCCTTAAGGGCACTGCTGGTGGCGATGCGATGGGCATCCAGCGAGGCCGTCATCGAAACGGCGGTGTCGCGCACTTGCTCCTGCACCGTGTCGAGGCTGGCCTGCAATTGCTCGGGCGACACGGCGGGCGGCACCTGCGCAAGAATTTCCTGCGAGGAGGGTAGCGCGGTGTATCGGGCTTCGAGTTGCGAAAGGTCATGGCCGATGCCGTCGATGCGTTCCGCCAGCTTGGCCTGCACCGTACCGATGCGGTGCGCGATGTCACCGGCGAGCAGGTCAATCTGGCCGGGTTCGACGAATTTCAGGGCCGCAATGCTGGCCCGAATGGCGGTGTCGGCCCCGCGAAGTTCCTCACCCAGCTTGGCGACGCCTTCGGCGACCGTGGGCTCGATGGTCTTCGACAGCAAATCGACCTCGGTGCTGACTTCGCCGATTTGGCGGTGCAGGTCAGCAAAAACTTCGCTGCCGGTGGCGAGCTTGACTTCGATGCCCGCGATGCGCTGGCCGACGGCATCCAAATCCTTTTCGGCAGCAGTCTGCAGTTCGTACACCTTGGCCTTGATTTCGTTTACGGCGGCACCCGTAAGGTCCAGCCGTGTGTTCCATGCCTCGACGCTTTCGCCAAGCTGCACGGCCGTTGCTTCTACGCGACCGAAACGCTCTTCGATTTCGAGTACCGCCGTGGCGGTGCCTTCGTTCACCGTGGCGATGCGGCTTTCGAGGGTTTGAATTTTCGCTGCCGCCTCACCCATGGCCTGCGCCATGCCGGTTTGGTTGGTCACCACTTCGGTAAGGGCGCTGCGCGTTTCGTCCAGGCCGGTGCGAATTTCGGCCGCGTGCTGGGCAACGGTCGTCACGCCCTCGGCGACGCGGGCGATTTCCCTGTCGAAATCGGCTCGGTAAACAGTGAGCATGTCCTTGCCCGTGGCATTTTCCACCGCCAGTTGCGAAAGCGTCGTGCGAACGTCGGCAAGGCTCTCGCTCGTTTTCGCCACAAGCTGCGCCCACGATTGGCGGTGCGTGCCATCCACCGTGTCGATCTTGGTTTCGAGGCCAGCAAGACGCTCCACGTACTTGCCGTGCCAGTCTGCGATGCCGGTGCGGTCGGCCTGCGCTTGGTCGGCGATGCCGTCCATCGTCGAACGAACCAGCGCGAAGTGTTCTGCCTCGGTAGCAGCAAGTTCCTTGAGGGATTGCTGCACAGCCGAGTGCTCCGTCGAAACCTTGGTTTCGAGTTCTGAAATGCGAGCGGTGTCCTCCTTGCGCCACGTAAGCACGATGGTTTCGTTGTCGCTGATTTGCTTGGCGAGGTCTTGCCCGAAGGTTTCGGTGCCGGCGACGCGCACGGTAAGTTCCCCGAGCCGGTCGGCCAGTTGTTGGTGCCCCTCCTCCCCTGTTGCAACTTGTGATTTGAGCGTGGCGACGGCGTGGTGCAGGTCCGTCGTGTCGCAGGCAGTTCGCACGTTGCTTGTGAACGTGTGCTGCTCTTCGATGGATTTGTTTACTGCCTCGATGCTCAACGCATGCCGTGTGCGCGCTTCCTCGAAACCGTTTTCGGTTTGGCGGCGCAAGTCGTCAACCGCGCCGCCCACGTTGTTGATTCGCTGGTCCAGCGACTGCACGGTGCTACGCACCGCCTCCAGTTCGGTTGTGAACTGCGCACGATTATCGGCGATAATTTGCTCGGTGGCTTCGCGCAGGCCCGCCGTGGTCGTATCGAAAAGGGCCCGCAGGGCCC